TGAGGTCATCAGGATTTTTTGTTTCCTTCTCCTCTTCTTTAGCAGATTCTTGCTCTGCATTCATTAATTCTTCTTCCAAAGCCATTAGTTAGTTTGCTTATTAAATAAAATGGATTTATTATTCTGAACTATCCACTTGATAGGTTTACCATAGTTTGTCTCTAGACAGTATTTCACTTGGTCTAGGAACAATGTCTTATCTATGGTGTCAAATCACTCAGTCATAATCGCTATATCTTCCCTAGAGAGCATATCTATACCCTTGTGATACTTCCTCAGATAGTTGTATATCATCTTCCTATACACTTCCTGCTTGTATCTCTTGGCTTTCTGCCTTGATATGTCTTCCACCTTTATCTTCTCCCTATATGGCTCTTCTTTTATCAAGTCATTTATGTCCCTAAGTATCTGCCACATGATTATAAATGAGTTAAAAAGTCTTTAAGTCTGTTTATCATCTCCATATCTGCATTGTGTTTCTCTAACCGTTCCTTGTCTTTCTTGTATACATCTGAACTAAATCCGTTATTTATTAGATATTGTCTAATATCTGCAGGTAGTTTGAATAAAGGTACTGGTGCAACTTGTGCCTCAAATGCAATTCTACCTTTTGGCTTAGCCACAACTGTGTTTCAGATGTTTCAGATAATTTTTTCTCATTTTCCTGATTTTTTAAGACCAATTTCTTTTTCTGTCTGGATAATTGTTCCACTCAAATCTTCTACATCGCTTATTCCATTTTCTACAACGGTATCAACTACTTTTTCTTCATTTTTGACCTCTATTTCTGATATTTTCTGTCATTTTTTTGGAGGCTTTTGTCATTTCTTAAATGTCATTGCTTAATATTAATAGATAAATCTAACCGATACCATTACTTGCATCTATTGACTGCATTCAACTTACATTCAGTGATTTATTCTGACTTCAGTTAGCTCTGCTTCCCTCACTCATTCATGTACCACTGTCTAAGTTGTTTACTGTGTCATAGTTTATGTTAGTTAATGGGTCGTTATTCTCTCAAGCAGACTTAAAGTCTGTCACTTTTGGCTGACTAGCCATATTCATCTCTGTTGTACCTAGTCATTGCTGTACCATATACTGTAAGGCTTGTATAGCTCTAAACTTAGCATCTGTGTCCTCAGCTCTATTGTAGTACCATAATCTCATTTGGACATTTGCATTCTGTGGAATGTAGATACTTATGTTCTGATTTAGCAACAATACGTCCATCTTGCATTGGTAATCTTCTGGACTCATCTCAGTTACTGAATCTATCTCACTTTCATCTAGTCCATCGTAGTATGCGATAGCTCTACGTATATTATTTAATAGGAATGGTGGAGTTTTAGGGTCTGATACTAACATATTGTACTGCTCAATATAAGCACCTTTCTTCTCTTGATAGATTATGTCCTTGATAATAGGGTCTACTATCATGATTGAGAAGTCTCCACGTATATCCTTCTTACTTACTTTCTTATATGTTCAGCTTAATCAGTTATTTACTCTACGGATTACCTTCTTAGAACTATTCCTCCAATGGTATAACATGAAGTCTCTATATAGTTCTGCAAAGTCCTTAGTTCAGTAAGATAAAATCTGATTTTGTAATGATGTAATCATATTAGCATTAATTTTCTGTATCTTACTTGCTGTTGCTGTGTTAGGGTCTGAGTTACTAGACAATCCTAATCACTGTGCTGTAGCATTAGTAAAGGATTCTGCTAATGCTTTGTTCTTAATCATACCTAGAGAGTTATATAAGTCTGAACTTATCTGACTCTGTGGTAATTCATAAACCATTGAACTGATAGGTTTTGTAAGGTCTCTCATTTTAACAGGGAACCATCTGTTCTTAATACTCTGATTCTTCAAAGTATTAATATTATTCATGAATACCTGTTCATCTATGAAGATATTTCCTCACATAGCCTCTCTAGTAACCTTAATCTTATATAGATTAAGTAAGAGTTGCTCTGTTCTATGTCAGTCTTCTATAATATTTACTAATGATGTTCCCCACCAGTCTTGGCTGTCGTATGCAAATCCATAAACAGCGATAGGTATCTTATTATCTGTCTCTGGTACATCATATATATCTAGGATTTGGTCGCAGAGCATAAGTACTAAGTATAACTTATTCTCTTTAGTTTCTTCATCGTAGATATATGTGTAGTGATAGTGGATTGTGTAATGCCCTGTTGTTGAATTGTAGCAAGTACAGATATTTCTTAGGAATGCATCCTCTGTCTCTAATCCGTTTAGATAAACATCATAGTGATGGATTATCATTTCCTTGAAATCTTTATTAGCACTTACTGGTAGTTCTTCTAATTGTTTATATGTAATAACTCTATCAAATCAGAAGAATGGATAATCTTTAACTAAGAGTGAACCGTCATTGTAAGGATAAACAAATCTAGGGTCTATCCTTTGAACTGTAGGCACATTCTTTTTAGAGTCATATCAAGTAAAAAGAAAGACAGCTTTTCAGTATTTACATACATCCTCTAGTCACATATATCTATCAAATCACCAATTCTGATTCTGGTAGTCAGTCTTATACATATCTGTGAAGTTTCTAGCTTCCATTTGATATAGCACGTTCTCGTCTTCCCATGATACATCTGGTTCGTTGATTATACAAGTAGCTTGCATAGTCCTAGAAACACTCCAGAAAATCTGACTTCTTAATAACTCATCGTTCCTTTTAGTTGAGTATATATCTTTCTGAGTCATAAAAAGAGAGTTCTTAGAACGGTTAGCCTCATAACCGTGCCTATACTCTCACATTATCTTCTGCCTTAGCTCATCTGTTAATTTAATCATTACCTAGCTATTGAAGTTAAATAACTACTTATCTCATCATCAAAGTATCTTAAATAGGGATACATTCTCATTATCATCGTATCTAATAAGTCTGGACTCCTTCAGATTCTTGCTTTCATTTTGTCCTTAGTCTCTATCCTAGTCTTACCATCTATACTCTTCTCATCTATATAGCAGTTCATCATTTCCTGTGTTAAGATTTCCCAGTCCTTATCAGCATCTAAATGTTCCCACTTAATAGCAATTTCTCACTTCTGCACCTTTTCTTGTAGTAGGAACGCACATTGGCTTTTTAGATTAGCATAGTTCTGTTTTGTCCCTGTTTCTACTGGCTTAGAGTTGTTCACAAACCCTGTAGAATAAGGGATTCAGTCTACTACTCATCATCCTACTCAATCGGCATCTATAATTATGTTCTTGGCTTCTATCTCGTATTGATTCTGAATCAGCCTTATAGATGTCTTTACATCTTCCACACTACTCTTAGCATAAGTCCGTACTCTTACCCAAGTATTACCTCTTCGTAAGCTAATTCTTGTAGTATCCTTTCAGAACCTTGCTACATCGCAGATTAGGAAGTAGTTGTCTCAATGAGATTCGTTAGTCCTTAGACTATCTAGGTCTCATTGTTTGAATAATAACCAGTTGTTATCATCAAAGTCCCATTTTCAGTATAATAACCTCTGTTTTGTCCTCTCACTAGCTCTCTCTAGATTAGCTATGTATCATTTGTCTATGAAGTTGTTGGAATATACTAGAGATGGAATAAAGACAGCTTGTTTTCAGTCCTTATGCTTCCCTTTGTAGTATCTCTCATAAACATGTCATGGATTAGGGTTAAATGTCTCTAACACTTTACCTAATATTCCATACTCCTCATTCTTGAATCTTCATACTCTGGTTTGGAGTATCTCAATTCACTCTAAAGGACATTCAGCACTCTCTTCTACGAAAGCTCATGTAAGTTCCAGACTTCAGAATCTGTTATACAATGGGTCTTGTGGTAAATAACATCACTCCCTTAATAGTATCTGACTACCATTGGGAAAGGTTATTACATTTGATACGTTATTAAGTTTACCTCTCATATCTTCTGGTATGTTGTAGTCCCTATAGAATTTCTCTAAGGAAATAACAGAAGTCTGCTTGATATTCTTAATAGTATCACGTACTAGAGCATATCTGACTCATGGATATTGGTTACACATTCTCCATAACCAGATGATTCATAGATAAGTTTTACCTCATCATGCTCATCATCCATAACCAACAGCAGTGTGATAGTCGTCTAACAACACATCAAATGCTTTCTGTTGATTCTCTGTCAGTTTTATCTCTACGTTGGGCATTATATTATGTACGTCTACATTTCTAAAATTTTTTTAATTTTTTTTGGCATTCTCTCTCATCTGTTTTAATAAGTCCTCATAATCCTTCTTCTCTTTAAGTCATTGTCTCCATTTCCTCTGTCTCATAGACTTAGGATTCTCGCTATACGCTATCTGGTCTACTAAGTCATCTGGCGTTATCTTACTCCCTACTCGTTGCTGAAACTCAAGGAGTCCAAATTCCTTAATACTTGTTCCTCATTCTCTCGTGGAGTCTTTGGCTCTCAGGAATTCGCATATCATTCAGAGGCAGAGCTTGGCTTTGTATCATTCTGAATGTCATGGTTTGTTGTATTTCATTCATTACTAGCCACTGATATAAATTGCACTACTGGTGCTGTTGTTTCTTCTCATTCTTCTACTACTTCTGGTTTGTAGAACTTATCTCTTAACTTCAAATACTCTAATGCTGTCTTGGCATCTCATTGTCTTATCCTCTTTTGTATAGCAGCTCTTGCTACCATCTTCGGAAACTGTTTAGCTATGTCCATTCTCCTAGCAAAATCT